GATGCCTTTCTACCATCCACGCAATGCTTCGCTATAGATAATCCTGCTCTCCATAAGGGTTCGCTTACTTCTTCCTGATTTTTAATTAGGTATTTTAACTGTTCACATCCCTTCCCATTTTGGGTTCTAGTTAGTATATCTTTAAACGAACTCTCAATATTACTCCTCAAAGCATCAAGGGTGGGGTTTGTTTCCTGCTCACGTTTTTTAGGTACTTGAATTACATCTCCCCCCAATAATTCAGCAAAGTAGTTTATATGTATAGCCTCTGCCATTTCATCGCCAAACAAACCTACTTTACTGGGTGGGTCGGTCTTATAATTATGTGTATTTGGTATCCTAAGTACTCGTGCTGCATCAGCTGTTACAGCAGGGTCTGCTAACAAGTTATCCTGTGCACATAGTCTCTTCAGTAACTCTGCAACGGGTAACCAATTCTCTACTCCCACTGGCTCAGTTAAAAACCAATATACATGCACACCCCTACCTGAATTTAACATTGTAGGTCTAGGTAACTTGAACTTGTTACAAAAAACTTTTAACGCTTCTATAGCGTCTTCTTGACTTTTATAATCTTTGCTTAACCCACAATCTAAATCTAGAAAAAACGTGTTAAGCTGTTTTACATTGTCTACCTTACGTGACCCCGCTTCTTTGAACGTTGCTAACGCAAAATAAACATCATATCCTTCTTTATCTAAATTATCTGCTACATCTACTACATGTCCTATAGATGTATAAAATTTCTGTATTCTTTTATCATCACGGGTTCTAAAGGCGAACACACAATAGTTACCTTCTTTCCCCAATGTTCTTTCTAAAAATGTTTTTGTCTCCACAGTATCCCCCAATACCAAAAGTTACTGCGACCAGTATATTTCAACCAGTCGCAGTGTGTAATTTAGTCGTCCCAATTATCTACTATAGCACTTAAGTCATCATCGACATCTTTAGGTGCAGGAGCAGATTTTTTACTCACTTTCTTGGGTTCTTCTACGGGGGATTTATCAACTTCTTTTGGTGTTGCATCAAAAGGACTATCTTCTCCCTTAAATTCAAAGCCAGCAACGGAATTAAAAGGGGATTCTTCTTTCATCTCCTTTAGTTCAAGAACTTGCACGGCACGTAATCTTAATGATACCCCTGCCTCACGCATGTGATAAGGAACAAACACTATGGCTATATTAACTTTACTGCCAGTAGTTAACTGAAAACCTTCAGGTAACTTAATACCCTTTGCGTCATATTGGGTAGGCTTTCTAGTTGCTTCTGTGCCGTAAGCACCTTTTAACTTTGCCTTAAAAGACCAAGTTCCATCTTCTTCTTTCTTGAAGGGTCGGTCAAATTTTGCAGGCCAACTTGCTTCCTTCTTAGCTAAGTATGCCTGAACCATCTTATCCCATAACTCTTTGGCTTGGTCAGTAGTCATACGAAACTGAAGATTGTAACTTGCACCATCATCAGTAGGGTTACAAGGAACAGTTCTTTGCTCCATAGTATCATACCTATATGGTTTATCTATGCGAGGCCAAAGAGCCTCAACATTATTTATATTGTAGTTTAATTTTATTTCTGATGTCATTTCATTCTCCCGTTAGTTTGTTAAACATCATCGTCTATATTTTCAAAAAGATCAGGTTGGGTATTAGTTTTTTTAGTTTCTGTTGCTTCAGCAAATTTTTCTTGAAACTCTTCCACACATTCCCCATCAGGGTCTTTTTGCTTAGTAAGTGCATTAGCCATATCAGCGACACAAAATCTATAAGTGTTACCTATTTTTATATAAGTATCTTTAGGTATTTGGTTCTGACGTACCCATGCACGGATTGTAGATATGGATACCGAAAAATATTTCGCCACATCTTCGATTGGTACGTATCTTGGATTATCCATTACGATTTCCTCACTGCTATTGTGTACTCCGTGTCCTTATTAAGTCCTTGCGGAAGTACTTCAGGGTTTTCCTCTAAAAATTGTTTCATATTAGTCTGATTAAGACGCTTATCCAAAAGTTCGGGTATACCATGCTCCAGTATAAATTTGTGCATAGATTCCCAATCACTTGTCCAATATTTAGTCTTAATAGACCTATAAAATAAACCTTCAGAAGTTCTAACACTCTCGACATTCTGTTCTGCACAGTAGCCAAGAAGTGCATTCTTAAGTTTCTCTAGTTGTTCAACAAGCATATCATCTTCAGCTTTAAAAGTTTTAGATAACTCTGCTCGTTTCGCTCTAATTTTAATATATGCCTTTGTTAGTTTATCGGCAGATACTTCGCTCATTAACATCTCCTATTATTATCATATAATTATATATAGTTATTAAAAGTGTGTTAGTCAAGTAATTCTTTGTAAAGTTCTATTATTTTTGTGTGTACGTCAATTCTATTATCTAATAGCCTGTAAACGTGTTTTTCTGCGACAGAACCTTGTAGCTGGACGATTGTACATTTATGTGTCTGTCCTGACCTGTGAACACGTGCGTTAGCTTGGGAGTATGTCTCCAGTGAACTGGTAGGTGACCACCACACAACTGTATTTGCGGCTGTTAACGTGACACCATGTGCTGCTGATTGAGGTTGTATAACCAGAACACGTGGGTTAGGGGTTTCCTGAAACTGTTTAAAAATAGCAGTTCTTCTAGGGGCAGAAACATCTCCTCGTATTACATCAGTCGATATACCATCTGAACGAAGTTTATATGTTAATATATCTATTACATGTTTAAAAGGAACAAATACCAAGACCTTTTTGCTTGACTCATCAATAACTTCTTTAAGCACCTTATATCTATGCTGTATATCAAACTCTAAGGTCTCGCCATCATCAGTGTATACTGCTCCTGCTGATATCTGCAGTAACTTGTTCATACCTACAGCACTATTCATAGCTGTTACCTGTTCACCAGTAATATTCATAATTAGTTTTGTTTTCAACAGTTTGTAGTACTTCATCTGTTGACGAGTAAGTTCTACTTCACGCTTCACATAAACCATTGGTGGCAAATCCAAGCACTCATCTTTGGTAAATCGTATAGCAGGCTGTAGGGCTTTAAATACTATGTCGGTTGCATTGGCTTTTGGAACCCATTTGAATTGGGTAACCTTGTTCATTACCATATCACGAAACGAACCAAAGAACCTAGGTACACTCATTGGGTTTACAAGTTTTGCTAACCCATAAGCATCTAATGGACTTTGGGCGGCAGGAGTTCCTGTCATCATCCACAGCCACGTGTTATCTTGTAATATTTTATTTAGTGTTTTCCATCTCTTAGTCTGAGCGTTCTTATAGTGGGTGGCTTCATCTACAATTATTAAATTAAACCCTCCTTTCTTTACTTCATCGGATACAATCTCTACCCCATCATAGTTTATTATAACAAAGTCTGCACCGTTGTTTATTATCTTCTTTCGTTTACTGGCTGTACCGTAGGCAATATCAACTGTGCGATGGGGGGTAAAACTGAATAAGTCAGCCCTCCATGCTGAATCCATAATTGACAGAGGGCATATTACAAGCACTCTATCTATCTTACCTTCTTTCATTAAATAGTCTGATGCCCATATTGCACTGGCAGTTTTACCCGTACCCTGCTCGTTAAAGCAGAATGCTTTCTTGTTAAGTGTAAGAAATGAGGCTGTATCTTTCTGATGTACGAAAGGCTTATGGTTACCTGGCCAGCCATATTGTTTATGTATGGGTGATGGCACGTTAATATTTAAATTCTTTAGAGTCTGTGCTTCTTCTAACCCCCAGTTCACAACAATTTCATGAGCTGATAGCTTTTTGCTTTTGGGTATAGCTTCTATGACTTTGAATGGGTTACGTAGATTAAGCAGTAATGCTTTACCATTAAATATTCTCAAAATTTTCTCCTTCGCAACAGATAAAAATCTGTGATTTTAGTCTTTTTCTAGGGTGCAATCATACACGGAGATTTAAAACAAGGCACTCCTGACGCTTCCTAGAGCCTCATTTTTTTGTCTTTTTCTTCTTTTGCCCGTTTCTGCTTCTATTTTTAGATGGACTTTCTAACTTATAACCATCCTTATTGCTACCACCCTTGCTCAACATCTTCTTATGGCTAACGTCTTTGCCTTTTCTATTAACGCCTTTTTTATCTAAGGCTCTTCTTGCACGTTGACGTTCCATTCGATTAGGATGTTCACCTCGGGCTTTTTGCTTCTGATATTCTCTTTTATAAGGTCTTGGGGATTTAGTGTACGCCATTAATTGCTCCCGTTATGTATGCACTCGACAACAACACAATGACGTTTACATAACCCACTGGGGTGGGCGTTCCAAATGTCTTGCTCATAAGCTGTTTTCATGCGTTTGAAATTTGAAAACCATTTTTTCCATAGCTTTACAATCATATCACTAGTATAAGTTTCTGCAATAAAATTGTTAGATACTACAAATAATAATCCTGCGTTTATCTTCTTTACATTTGGGAAGTATCTAAATGTTGCAAGTGCCATGAGTTCTAATTGCCCTTTGTCAGCATACAATGCAGATTTACTTGTCTTATAATCTACAATCCATGCTTTCTCACCATCTACAATAACTAAATCAACAATACCACGCCACCAAACATGTTCTGATGTAAAGTCACAAGGGTTTAATTTCCTGTCGAGTCCTAACTTCATTTCACAATACTTTTCTCCTTTTTTCTTTTTAAGTGAGTCAAGCACTGGTTTCATAAATTTAAATTTGTTAGG